TATTGCGGTTTTTTTAAAGCAATTTCATGGTATGGTAAAAATATTTTCATCCCTAACATATCAAATTCATTGGTATTTTTAAAAAAGAATACAAAAAGTATCAAGAAAATCGCTTTAAAATCACCATAGGTAGAGGAGATATTCATGGAAAAGAAGAAAAGAATCACATTGGCAAGATCAAAAAGCAATGCAAAGAAAGCAAAAGGGAAAGCTGCCAATAATCCATTGGGCAGACCCCAGGTTTATAATGATATGATCGGAGCATATATCTGTAGAGAAATAACAAAGGGTAGAACAATAACATCAATCTGTAAGGATAAGGATGTCCCAAGTATCCCTACAGTTTTTAATTGGTTAAATAAATTACATCCGAACTTTAAAGAAGATTTTTTTAAATCCTATGTAATGGCAAGGGAAATACAGGCGGAAGTGTTGGCGGATGAAATAAAGGATATTGCGGATGATGGGTCAAATGATACCTATGAAACCGTAAACCCAAAGACCGGGAAAATGGAAACACGGGTGGATACGGATCATATCAAAAGAAGTGCATTAAGAGTGGAAAGCAGGAAATGGTTAGCAGCGCATTTATTGCCCAGAAAGTATTCGGATAGAGTTCAGTTGACCGGAGCAGAAGGAAAAGATTTAATACCAGCAGTGCCCACAAAGGTGGTATTTAATTTCGTAGGAGAAGACGAGGAATGACCGGAGAAGTCAATATAAACATTCCGGTAGCTTTTCAATTCTTGCTGGAACCCCACCGGTATAAATCGGCTTATGGTGGAAGAGGAGCGGGTCGGTCATGGTCGTTCGCAAGAGTGTTGGCAGCGCTTGCGTCCTATCAGAAAAAAAGAATCCTTTGCACCAGAGAGTACCAGAACAGCATCAAAGATTCGGTTCATAAAACCTTATCCGATCAAATAGAATTGTTGGGATTAACTCCATACTATAACATTACCAAAACAGAAATTACCAGCAATGTCGGTTCGGAGTTTATTTTTAAGGGATTACAACATCCCCTGGAAATAAAGTCTATTGAGGGAATTGATATTGTCTGGCTGGAAGAAGCCCAAAGCGTATCAGAAGAAAGTTGGCGGTTCCTGATTCCTACCATAAGAAAGGATGGATCGGAAATCTGGTTAAGCTGGAATACAGGAGCCAAGACTGACCCCACCTACCAACGATTTGTAATCAATAAACCCGATGATTGTGTATCCAAGCTTTTAACTTACCGGGATAACCCGTTCTTCCCTAATACTTTGCGTAAGGAAATGGTGCATTGCAAACGGGTTGATGAAGATGCTTACAATCATATCTGGGAAGGACTACCGCAACATTTAAGTGATGCGCTGGTATTCAAGAATAAGTTTGTTGTTGAGGAATTTGAAGCTCCGGATAGAATAAAATTCAGAATGGGAGCGGATTGGGGATTTAGTAATGACGCAACAACACTGATCCGCAACTATATTGTCGGCAACGATTTGTTTATTGATTACGAAGCCTATGGGGTGGGTGTGGAGTTAGAAGAGTTACCACAACTGTTTGATTCAATCCCGGGAAGCAGATTTACCAAGATCGTTGCCGACAATTCCAGACCAGAAACCATTTCTTTTATGCGAAAGAAAGGTTTTCCGATAGTAGGCTGTGTAAAGACTGCTACAACCAAGGCTGGATTTGTCAGAGATGGTTTGGAATTTATGCGGAAGTTTGACAAGATCCATATTCATAAAAGATGCATTCACACCAAAGATGAGTTTGAACATTATTCTTTCAAGGTAGATAAGAAAACAGAAGAAGTGTTGCCGATATTGGCGGAAGGTTTTGACCATTGTATTGATTCAGTTCGTTATAGTCTGGAAGATTTGATTCGTGGAACTGGAATTGACTGGGTTGCTGTGGTAGGGGGATAAATGAGCAGTAATTGGGTAAAGGGCGAATATAGTTCTCCAAGAAAGAAATACAAATCCGGTCGGCAATGCATCTGGATATTGCCCAATGGAAAAAGATGCAATAAGAAAGCTTGTGGCTATTTTTTTTGTAAAGAACATTTTATAGCAGCTACCCATGTTGAAGCAGGTTTAATGAGCTGTGAAATGGGAAGAATGTTATGAGTCATTTAAAACCGGGACAATATCCGTTGAAGCCGGGAAGAGTAAATATACCGGTGATTGTTTTAAGCACGGTTGATATAGACAAGACGGGAATAATCAGGAAAGCGACTTCAGCAAGCAGTCAGAAAGTTATTATAGGCAGAACAGAGAAGATGATTCAGACCGATTTTCTGGCACAATTAATTCCGTAAAGGAGAGAAGATAAAATGTTAGTTCAGGACATAATTGCAATTAAGGAAGGCAGAATCATTACAAGTGATGGCAGAACTGTTGACCAGATTTATAAAGGTTTTCAGATTTACAAATCCGGCAAGACACCTGCCGAATTTACCGCTATTAAGGAAACGAAACAGTATGAAGGATTACTTGATGACGTCAAGAGGCAGATTGATAAATATTGGGAAAAGAAGGATGCCGAGGAAGTGTTGAAAAAGAAAACTAGTGATGTTGCAGGTAAAAAAGTAATTAGTATTACATTGAATGATCCAGATAATAGTCTTATTGAATTTCTGGATTGGTTAAAGAAAACAGCTAATCCTGGTCATTCATTTGTGGTAGTAGGAGATCCTGAAAGGGAAGGAAATTCTGCACCTAAGTTTGGGTTTGATGGGGATGGTGCGTTTAGAATAGATGATATTAATATTAAAGAGGTAATAGGAGATACTCACGACGCTCTTGATCCCGATGAGGCATTCGACATTAGAGACATTGAGAAGGAAACAAAAGCGAATGATTATTTCAGGAAGGTTCTTTTCACAGCAGAAAGAATGCAGTTGGTGGTAATGTGTATAAAGCCGGGAGAAGATATTGGTGAAGAGGTTCACCCGACAACAGATCAATTTTTCCGGATTGAGGAGGGGAAAGGAAAGGCAATTGTGGATGGTAGGGAAATAAATATAAAAGATGGTTCATCTATCCTGATCAAATCAGGAAGAGTCCATAACATCATCAACGACTCCAATAAGCCATTGAAGCTTTACAGCCTATATTCCCCTCCTCATCACCGGGACGGATTAATTCAAAAGGAGAAATAAAGTTATGACATCGACAAGACAACCATTAAGAAAAAGCGTATTGAAGAGCAAAACCGCCATTGCTGAAAGAAAGAACCGGCCCAAGAAGGTTGTTCGCAGAACCGTTACCATTACCGAGTCTACTATTGTGACCGTCGGTAATGGACAGAAGGAAAATAAAGTAGAGGTTTCCTTTTCAACTGAACCCAATGAAGCTGTGACGGAAATTCTTCCCACAAAAAAGTCTGATAAGAAAAAGAAAAAGAGTGAATAAATGCATAGAATCAATTTCCGTGGATTAAACATCAGGATAGAGCAAAAGGTCGGCTCGGTTCGTGAAGGCGTTAATAAGAAGGGCGAACCGTGGAAGGTCAGATTTTACTATCCTTATGGGTTTATCTGTAACACCATGGGAAAAGATGGCGACGAGATTGATTGCTTTATTGGTGATCATTGGGAATCTGAAAATGTTTACATCATCCACCAGTTAAGACCAGATGGTTTGTACGACGAAGATAAGGTGATGTTGGGATTTAGAGATTTAAATTCCGCAAGAGACGGTTATCTTGCTCACTACAATACACAAGGGTTCATCGGCAAGATTACTGATATGCCGTTCTTTGAGTTTAAGGAAAAGATGAAAACAGTCGGTAGAATTGGGGCGATGGTAAAATGATTGAATTTGTGCTGAAGATTATACTTGCAATATTTGCTTTTCCATTTATCATACTTGTAGGGGCGGTCTTTGGTGTATTTTATTTTAGTTTTGTATGGATTGAGGCAATGACAAGCAATGTCTAAAAAACAGACCTTTGATTTAAACACAGGTGATTCATTTACAAACTTCTTGGCGAAGCTTGGGACAAATACGCAGAACCTTCAAAGCTACAGCCAATATTCATTATCACCCTTTGTAACCCGGAATCGAATAGACCTTGAAGCGGCATACAGAAGTTCATGGCTGGTCGGTCAGGTAGTAGATACGGTAGCAGAAGATATGACCAGAGAAGGCGTGACCATTAATTCTGAATTGCCACCCGATGATATAAAATTGATTCAATCAACGTTTACCGATTTGGCTATCTGGCATGAAATATCCAACACCATTAAATGGGCAAGACTGTACGGTGGAGCGATAGCGGTCATTCTGACTGAAGGTGCCGATTACGAAAAGCCGTTAAACATAAATGCGGTCGGTAAGGGAAGGTTTAAGGGTCTGGTGGTGTTTGACCGCTGGATGCTCGATCCTTCTTTTGGTGATCTGGTAACAGAGATTGGTCCGAGTATGGGCAAGCCGAAGTATTACAGAATCCTTCCCGGTATGCCTGCATTATCCGGGCAGAGGGTTCATTATTCAAGGGTAATAAGAT